CTCTGTCATTGACATATTCGTCCATGGTAAACGAATCCACGACCCTGCCGGGGCGGAACTTTTGACCAGTGGAAGTTTGTGTCACGCAAGTTACTTTGGTTCCCGCTGGTGTGCTGTCATCGCCAGCAACAAAGTTGAGACCCTTTTTGCCATTGCGGTCGATTTCCAAAACAACCGCACCACCGCCGTGGAAGTAATCATGGGTTCCAAGATCATTCAAGCTTGCGAAACCACAATCCGTGTTAAGGTAAAAGGGTTGACCATATTGGCGGGTCTTGGCCTGCCAATCCTGTCGACCTGCCTCATCTAGTTCACTTTCTCTGGCTGGAACTCTAGCGGTATCAGTGTGGCCATACTTTGGATCAGCCCACTTTTTCTTCAAAGCCATGTTTCGACCATCTTGTCTTTTTGGCTCATCATCATGCTTTGTTTTGTTGATGTAGCGGGACAAGGTATCGCGGCTTAGCTCGTTGAGATCTTGCTCATCAACTTGCTGTTCATTGGTTTGCTTGGCGCGATAGTCCAAGTTTGCCGCTGCCTGCAAAGCAGCACCACCAGAGTTAGCAACGTTGCGGGCAACAATCTTTCCAGTCTGTGTGTCCTGGATGTCATAGTTACCAGTTGCTTTATCATAAATTGGCTTATGACGCGTAGGCTCTTCCTTGGCATAGGAACGGCTGATACCTTTTTCACGATTATCAGCTTTACGTCCATAGTCCTTGGCTAGCTTTTCATGCTCTGGATTACCAGTTCTCTTTGCGTTATCAGCGTAGAATTCTGAACCATAACGGTAGTATTCAGCCGAGGGATTACCAGGAGATCTGGCCTTTTCTCGATAACGGTCTTTGGTATCCTGACTTAGTTCATCAACGCGGAACTCATCTAGGAGCTGGCTTTCAGTGGCTAGAACACGGGCGTCCTTCCAATGAACCTTGCTTTGCGCATTACCAAGGCCACGACCCCTGCGTAGCAGACGCGAATGCTCAGCATCCTCATGATCATCTTGGTTGACCTTGGCCACATAGTTGTTAATGGAACCACGACTTAGCTCGTTGAGTTCTGCCTCACGAACATAGTCAGCGAAACTCTTGGGTCCTGGGGTTGATTCCTGGACGTCCGAGTCATTCAAATGATCCAAAGCTTCTTGCTTGAGGCGTTCAATGACATCCTGGCTCAAGTGATCCAAGAGATCATCCGCACCATGGGTAGGCACAACGGAAGTTAGATCCAAAGTGGAACCCATGTTGGATACACTGGGGCTATCTAGACCGGTGTCAAAATCGCCACTGTCAAAGTCAAAACCCACGGTGACTTCTAGTTCATCACCCGTTGGAGTCTCAATATAAGTCACGAACTCGTGACCCGAACCCAAGGCTTCACCAAGTGGCTGATCAGCACTGTGGGCTGGAACCATGTGGGTCTTGGGCTGAACAACTTCACGGCTGCTTTGACCCGCATATGGCTCAGAGCCTACCTCGTGGGTGCGGTAATCAAAGTCAGCATCCTCACCGATCCGATCCTCAATATCATCGAGGGTATTGTCGGCCATGGTGTTTTGGACTTCAACGTTGTCGGAGGAAAAGCCGGGTTCCGAAACAGTAAATTGGCTATTTGCGCCAGTGTCCAGGACTTCAGCACCAGGTTCAAAACCATTTTGGCCTAGTTCATTGGGGTTCTGGTCTTCAGCATCACCGGCCTCTTGGAAGTCGGGCTCCAACATCTGCATAATGGTACGCAGATCGGGAGCTTGAACCGTTTGGTTTACCTTACCGCCGTTGGGTAGGGAAAGCTCGCTCATCAAGACTGCCGCACCATTGAAGTCATTGCTTACAATACCGGCGTTTTTGAGAATCTCAGCCAGGGCCAAGTGGTCCTGTGCTTCAATGGTTGTCGTGCTGGACGTGCCATCAGACTCATCACTGATGGTCAGGTACACGGCCTCATCAAGTTTGTTCTTGTCAGTCATGTTAGCCCTTCCTCTTGGCAGTCTCATAGGCGCCCGTGTTACCGGTCATGTTGGGCTTTTGAGCCTCAGCGCCTGGCTTCTTGGAATTTACGTGAACTGGCTTTACACCAGGAATATCAGCATTGAAGTCATCGGCAACCTTGTCGTCCTTGGGGTTTAGCCAAGCAAAGCGGTTGGTCTTTTTGACTTCCTGGACTGCTGGTTCTTCGGCATCCTTGGCAGCATTGGCACGCAACTGGGCCAAGTAATCCAAGAAGCGAGTATTGTAAGTGTCACCAAAAGCCACTTCCTCAACGGGCTGGGCTTCCTTGTACTCACTGTCAGTGAGCAAAGCCTCAGTGTCCTTGTGAATTTCTTCAATGGCTTGTGCTTCCAGTTCCACGGGTTCATTGACTCCGCGGACAATCAGCATACGATCTACCAGCTTGAGCGCACCACGGAGTTCAGTGGCAAGAACATAAGAGCTGGCTGGAACTTTGGTCGTAATGTCCAGGATCCAAACCTCAGCATTTTCAAACTCACGAAAGTCCAAAGGGCTTCTTTGGATTGGAGTCTTTTTGGGCTTGCTGACTTCTTGAACATTGTACTTGAAGAGAGTCTTCTTTACAGTCTCGACAAATTGAGCGTCCATGGGCACCACGGCTTTTACGCGGTACTGATAGCTTTTATCGGATTCCGCGAGGTAGTGGTAAAATGATTTCATCTAGGCGCTCCCAAGGCTGGAGTTTTTGATATTTAGTCAATAATGTTAGATTTCCCCGCGGCGGATCTTGGCCATTAGATCATTGCGATTTGCTGTGATACTTTGACCACCATTATCAACAATTTCACCATCCTCGACTTCGCCGTTGATTTCCTTGTTGTGCTTTTCCTGCTCCATGAGCGCCTTGAGTCGTTCCATCTTTTTAGTGGTCTTGCTTTGGCTGGCCTTGAGGGCAATCTCGAGAGCCTTGAGCGCCGGCATAAAGGCATTGGCACCAGCGTGCTTGGGTTCAATATTATAACCCAAATCCATGAGATCCTGAGATGCTTTTAGAGCCACGGTATAAATTTCATCAGACTCATCGACGTGCTCATTGACTCCAGTGGGATCTAAGTTTCTCAGTGAGGTATCCGAAACATTTTGAAGCGCGAGAGCCATGGCGGCAACCTTGGGATCAATGGTTTCTTCTTGATCTTCCTTGGGTGCTTGATTCTTTAGTGCGTCCTCGAGCCGTGGTAGGTTCAAGGCGTCTTCTATGGCTTTGCTCATAGGTCCTCTTTTCTTGGAAGTTCAAATTCCACAATAGGAGCATTGGGCTTGAGTTCTCGAAACTTCTTGGTTTCCGCGTGGCTTTGTTTACCGCCGCCAATTCTCACCAAAGCATCAATGTATTGGAGAAAGGTGTCGCTTTCATCACCCCATTGCTTGCCTACGATGATCTTGTCATCAACGGGAAAGCAGGAAAAGTTCTTGGCTTTGCTACACGCAATACCCACAGTGGTCATGGGCTCTGAGTAGACATTACTGGTGGCCATTTGATAAGCCAGGCCGGGAATTCCCTGATCCGTGAGACCGGAAACCACATGGGTGACCATTTTACCCGATTTGATTTCAGCGTGGAACAATCCCAAGATTATCAGCCTGCGGGCTTCTTCTTGATCAAACTCACCTTCACTGTAACCAACAAAACCCAATTTCATAAAATACACCTCTGTGTATTTATGGGTTATCGTCCACCAGCTTGTCTATATAACTGGTTTTCAGTCATAATCCGGAATGTGATACCTTGATTGCGGCACCAAGCATTGGCAGCTTTCCACTTGGCCTCATTGAGCTGGACGGCCTCCATGTCCTTGTGGCTTTTGGCAGCTTCAGGGAGGCTTTGGCTCATGGGCTTGATCTCAATGATCTCTGTATGTTGAACGTCATTGACGTCCACATAGTGGATAAAAAAGTCAGGGATATAGGTACGCATCCGACCCGTAAAAGGGTCCTGATAAGGGATCTCTATGCTTTCACTGGCCCATTGGAGAACATTGGGATGCTGATCGCAAATGTTCATAAAGGACAATTCCCAAGATGACCGGTAAGTGATCTTGCCCTTGCCAGTATACTTTTCAGGATTCTTGGGTTGAAAGATACCTTGATTGTAAAAGGCCATTAGAACAACCCTCCTGGTTTGCCAAACAAAACGCCCTTGAGCAAACCTTGCCCGGCTTGCTTGGCCTTGTTGGTATTCCCGGACACAAGATCCTTGACGCCCTTGAGAGCCGTATTTCCAACCGCAAGACCACGGTTGGCATCATAGGCTCCGGCGACTTCACTGATGAAGCCTTTGAGACTCGAAGTACCCTGGCCGGTGATCAAGCTTGCGATATTGCGAGTCAAAGCCTGCTGGACATTGGCCGCGATACCCTGACTTACCGCATTGGGATCGAGGGCACTACCGGGACTCAAACCAACAACTTGTTCGGGTACGTCCCAAAACTGTCCACGGTCCAATCCCATTTCGCTCAAGAGACTGCTATTGGTTTCAATTTTCTCCACTGGTGCGTAAACAATGGATTCAAAATCAATGGTGATTTGAATCTCATTGCTGATGTTCGCAACACTGTAATCGAAGTCATCGGGATTGTAGGTACTGATCTTGGGGTTGATGAGATCAAACCGTTCAACCAATCCACCATAAAGCTGGTAAACTGAGATGTGGCTAAAATAGTAACCATAGTTTTGGTCAGCCAAGGGAGGAAGAAATCCCCACTTGCCAAGCTCAAAAGGCTCACCGGTCACCACGTCATAGACTGAACGACTAGCGCCATTGAGCTTGCTGTCACCGTAATAATACTGATAATAGGAAACAAACATGTTCCTGAGCCTGGGATCCACGGTATCGTGGAATCGCATCATCATGGGCTCGAACTCATGACCCGTTTGAACCACACGCTTGCGGTTATACTGGTTGAGTGTTTGATTCTTAAAAGTAACTTTGGGGCGGTCAATTTGCTTGATGGCAAAGCCCAGCCCGTTGGTAAAGTCCAGTCCATCGGCGTCGGGCCGATAGAACTTTACATAGAAAAGAAATTTGCTCTTGGGTACATTGGTAAAAACGCTACCCGTGAGACCAAAGTTATTGGCCGCCGTGTGGCTGTCTCCCAGCATGAGAGACAGCCCATTTGGATCAGCGTTCCGACCACCCACTTGGTTGTCGGCCATGGATTATTATACGCGCGTTCCAGGGATAAGTTCTGGCAACGCGGTCATCAAGCCATTGGCCATCGTTGCGTTGTCATAACGAACCTGAAGCGT